GTACAGCCGAAGATACAAAATTAGTGTTTGATGGCAACGCACAAGATTTTTACGTAGGCTTGGACGATAGTGCAGACGATCTGGTTATAGGTAAAGGTTCTGCAGTAGGAACTAATCCTGCAATAGAGATTGATGAAAATATGGACGTAAAATTTGCACAATCCATAGGTGTAGGACAAGCAGCGTCTTCAACCACAGGAGATATTGTTGCACAAACTATGTCTTTACTTGGCACAACCCCTACCCTGACATTAGGGGACGGCGGCGAAGAAGATGTAAAAATACAATTCGACGGCGTTAAAGATTTCTATATAGCAAACGACGATTCAGCAGATAAGCTCGTTATAGGAGAAGGCTCTACAGTAGGCACTAACAGCATACTAACAATAACTGATGATACCGTTACTTTAGGAGATGGTGCTGCAGCAGACACAGCTTTAATTTATGACGGTAATGCTAAGGATTTTTATTTAGGACTTGATGATTCGGAAGACAAATTTGTTGTTGGAGTTGGTTCTACCGTAGGCACAAACAATATTTTAACACTAGATGATGATTCGGTAACAATAGGAGACGGAGCCGCTGTTGATACTAAGATAGTATTTGATGGTAATGCACAAGACTTCTATATCGGATTAGATGATTCAGCTGATGACCTAATAATAGGACAAGGAAGTACTGTTGGATCTAATCCAGCTATAGCTATTGATGAAAATCAAAATGTAGCTATGGCACAGGCCTTGTCTGTAACAGGAAACATCACAGAAAACTCAAGTAGAGTCGCAACAAACGGCAGAGCAGTAGCTTTTGCTTTAATATTTGGATAATATAGGAGAAATAACATGGCAACACCAAATTTAGTTAACGTAACAACAGTAACACCCTTTACAATATGTGGCGCTGTTACAACATCCAATGTAGACATAATTGATGTTGCAGCAGATAAAACTAGAAAAATTAATTCTATCTTAGTGGCTAATGTCGACGGCACAAATTCTGCTACCGTAAGCGTTTCAGTTAGTGTGGATAACGGCTCAAACTTTTTTCATTTAGCTAAAACTGTAGCGGTCCCAGCAGATTCTACTTTGGTAGTGCTGGATAAAAATTCACAAATATTTTTAGATGAAACTGATTTACTAAGAATTGTTGGTTCTGCTAATAATGATTTAGAATATGTAGTTTCTGGTGAAATATTAGATGATGCTTAGGAGATTATCAGATAGTGGCTTACTTCGCAGAATTAAATTCAAGTAACGAAGTTCTTAGAGTTGTTTCTGTATCAAATGAAGAAGTAAACGAAAATGGTGGAAATTACTCTGTTGAAGCCGAAAATTATGTAGCAAGCATAGTCCCACATATCACAGGAGGCACTGCTTGGAAACAAACCTCATACAACAACAACGCACGAAAACAATATGCAGGCCTAGGCTACAGTTATGACGCAGGCAAAGATATTTTTATAGCACCAAAACCATATAGCTCTTGGTCTTTGGACTCGGACAATGATTGGCAGGCCCCCGTTGCATATCCCTCTGATATTTTTAAAGACTCGAATCCTTTGACTGTGTCTTGGGACGAACCTAATTTAAGATGGCTTGGAGAATACGGCGGCGTAGTTTACGCTTGGAATCCAGACACATCACAATGGAGTAGTATCTAATGGCAGGACTCAACGGCGGCATAAGAGGCGTCGATAACGTACCCTCAAAAGAAGATTTAGTTACTACTTTCAACAGCTCTGGTAATTTTACCTCAGCCTCATCTACTAGCTCTGTAGACGTGCTTATCGTAGGCGGAGGAGGCGGCGGAGCAGGCCGATTTTATGGTGGAGGCGGCGGAGCTGGTGGTTTTAGAAATTTAACAAGTGTACCGATTGCGTCCAGCACCACTTTTCCCATAGTGGTAGGAGGTGGTGGCTCAGGCGGTGGCAATGATACTGCTGGTTCTGCTGGAAGCAACTCATCTGCATTTTCACAAGTTGCTGCAGGTGGCGGCTTCGGTGGAGTAAACGGCGGTCCTGGAGGAGGCGCAGGAGGTTCTGGAGGCGGTTCGGGAGCAGTCGATTCCACACAACCTGGATTCCCAGCATCCGGAGGCTCTGGTAACACCCCACCAGTAAGTCCGTCTCAAGGTAACGATGGCGGTTCTGCAAATATTACTTCGCCAGCAAATGCAGGTTCAGGAGCAGGTGGCGGAGGAGCAGGAGGCACAGGCTCTAACAGTAACACAGGTACAGCTCCCCCTTTTGGAAGTTTAGCAGGTGGTAATGGTGGCGCAGGAGCACCGTCTACTGTTTCAGGATCTGATACTACCTATGCCGGCGGTGGTGGCGGCGGAGGACATTTCCAATCAGCAGGTGGCTCTGGAGGCTCGGGGGGTGGCGGTAACGGCGCAGGACCCCCAGCAGCAGCTCAAGATGGTTCAGCCAATACTGGTGGCGGTGGCGGTGGTGGCCAACATACAAGTAGCCAACCCGACGGCTCGGGAGGAGCTGGAGGTTCTGGCGTGGTCATTATCAAAGAAGCAAACGCTGGTGACACCATTGCTTCTGGTATGTGGGATATGCGTGCTTTGTATAAATACGTGAAAGAAAACAACTGGGTTTCTTAGCTTGAATTTAAAATATTATTACTGGTACTTCGAGTCAGCCATTCCAGAAAAAATTTGCGACGACATTGTAGCTTATGGCATAGATCAGCAAAAGGAGACCGCTTTAATTGGCAACGTAAAAAACGGACATAAACTATCTGCAAAAAAACTTAAAAATATACAAAAAAAACGTAAATCAGATGTTGTATGGATGTCAGAGAATTGGATATATAAAGAAATACATCCTTACATAAATATAGCAAACCGCAACTCGGGCTGGAATTTTCACTGGGATTGGTCGCAAGCTTGTCAGTTTACAGAATATAAAAAAGATCAGTTTTATGACTGGCATTGTGACTCATACCTAGAACCGTACAATAATCCAGATAACGTAAACGAGTATGGCAAAATACGAAAATTAAGTATGACCCTTTCTTTGTCCAATCCAAATGAATACGAAGGTGGCAATTTAGAGTTTGATTTTAGAGACACTGAGGAAGGTTCTCAGCCTAGGGTGTGTAAGGAGATACGAAAAAAAGGCAGCATCATAGTTTTCCCTTCTTTTGTATGGCACAGAGTGACTCCTGTCACAAAAGGCGTAAGGCATTCTTTAGTTTGTTGGAACATAGGAAAACCATTCGTATGACATTTGAAATAAATAAATTTGAGCTTGTAAAAAACGTAATATCACCTGAAGTTGCAAATCTTCTATACAACTATTTGCTTAACAAACGACAAGTAGCAAGAAAATTGTTTGACTCAAAATACATTTCTATCTACAACCAAGACTACGGCATATGGAATGATAAACAGGTGCCTGATACTTACAGCATATATGGTGACGTAATGTTGGACACTATTTTGTCAGCTCTACAGGGTGTTATGGAAAAAAGGACAAATACTAAGCTATATCCCACATATTCTTATGCAAGAATCTACAAAAAAGGTGATGTACTAAAAAAACATAAAGATAGAGATAGTTGTGAAATATCTACTACTTTAAATTTAGGGGGCGACATATGGCCTATATATTTACAAACGAAAAGAAAAGAAAAAATACTGCTAGAACCTGGCGACATGCTCATATATAGCGGATGTGAGTTAACGCATTGGCGTGATAAGTTTCAGGGAAAAAATTGTGCCCAGGTATTTTTACATTACAACAAATACACCAAAGACAATCAAGGGCAAAATCTTTATGATTCTAGACCTTTTTTAGGTTTGCCTAGCTGGTTTAAAAACTACAAAGAATAAACTATAATCAAACTCTATATGGACGAAAAATCATATCAATCTGCCTTGCTGAACATAATAGACATGTCATGTAAAAGAGGGTGTTGGGATGGTTCAGAAATTGGTTTTGTAGCGAAAGTAAGAGAAAACTTGTTGCAAAAAATGCAAAAAGATAACAAGAACTTACAGGTAAGTTCAGAAAATAAAAAGGATAAATAATGGAATATTTAGTAGGAATAATTGTTTTATGTGTGATCGTAGGTGGTTTAGTTTATAGATATAAGCCGTCCTACGTAGAATGGGTAAAATCAAAACTTAAAAAATAATGGTTAATTTAACTAGGGCACAAACAAGAAAATTAATTAGTTCTTTGAAGAAAGCATCTAAAACACATGCAAGCCAAGCGAGAGTTTTAGAGCGTTCTTTGAAAAAGAAGAGTAAAAAGTAATGGCGAGAAAAACAGCAGCAGACGTGCATCTAGAACTAGCTGTACATCAAAAAGAAATGTCTGAGCGTTGGAAAACGGCTTTCAACAAATTTAATGAAATAGATTTAAATATTAAAGACCTAGACCAAAAGATAAGCAGGGGCCAAGGTACAATAATCATCTTGCTTGTTGGTTTGCTAGTTAGCGTTGTAACACTAGTTATGGAGGGTAAGATATTATAATGGACCATATATCAAACAATATAGAGGGCAAAGCAAGGCACATGTTAAAAAAACATGAGGGTTTTGTTTCACATGTTTACGAGGATTCTACACCAGAAAAATACCTTACTATAGGCTACGGCAGATTAGTAGACAAAAGACTTGGAGGCGGTATTGATCAAGATGAGGCAGACTATCTGTTATTAAATGACATAAAAAATTGCATCAAGATATTATCGCATCAAGTGCCTTGTTATAATGACTTGTCAGACAATAGAAAAATAGTTTTAATAAATATGTACTTTAACTTAGGCAACCGTCTTTTTAATTTTGTTAATATGCTAAAAGCTTTAGAAGACGGCAACTACGATAAAGTGGCTGAAGAGATGCTAGACAGCAAATGGGCCAAACAAGTAAAAGGCAGGTCTATAGAGCTAGCTGAAATGATGCGTGAGGATAAATATTTAGTGTGAAATGGCAATACAAAAATATGTTTTTAGACCAGGCATCAATCGAGAAGGAACCGCTTATGACAACGAGGGTGGTTGGTTTGATTGTAATCTAGTAAGATTTAGATCAGGCCGTCCTGAAAAATTTGGTGGTTGGGAAAAGCTTACAACATCTACCTATCAAGGCAACGTAAGAGCCCTACACAATTTTATATCCTTAGAGGGTGCAAAATATTTAGGTTTAGGATCACAACTTAAATATTTCATAAAGGAAGGTGTAAATTTCAACGACATAACACCTATAAGATTGACCACCTCTGCAGGTGATGTAACTTTTAGTGCATCCAACGGTTCTTCCGAGATAACAGTAGCAGATACTGCACATGGCGCAGTAAAAAATGATTTTGTAACTTTTAGTGGCGCTGCCTCCTTAGGTGGCAACGTAACCGCCACAGTTTTAAACCAAGAATATCAAATAGACAGTATAGTAAATGCAAACTCTTATAAAATTACAGCTAAAGACACTTCAGGCTCTGCAGTTACTGCAAACGCATCCGATAGCGGGAATGGTGGGTCAAGTGTTGTTGGCACTTATCAGATTAACGTAGGACTGGATGATTATGTTTCATCTACTGGTTGGGGTGCAAATGCTTGGGGTGATGGCACTTGGGGCTCATCTGCTGCTTTAGAATCAACTAACCAACTACGTGTTTGGTCACATGACAATTTTGGTGAAAATTTAATAATAAATGCACGTTCTGCAGGAATATTCAGATGGGTTGAAAATAATGGCTTGGGTACCAGAGCTGTCGAACTATCTGGTGTTACTGGTGCAAATCTAGTGCCAACAAAAGCTTTACAGGTTATCACAAGCGAAATAGACAGACATTTAGTGGTTTTGGGTGCAGATCCAATAAATACGGCAGGAACAGCACGTACGGGCTCAGTAGACCCTATGTTGGTAGCTTTTTCAGATCAAGAGAACGAGTTAGAGTTTGAGCCTAAAATAGATAATACTGCAGGATCTTTACGATTGTCGTCTGGGTCGTTAATAGTAGGAGCGGTGAAATCAAGACAAGAGATTGTAATATTTACCGATACCTCGGTTTACAGTATGCAGTTTGTTGGTCCACCTTTCACTTTTGCGATCAACTTAATAAACCAAGCTA